GCCAAGGACCTCCAGGCCGCGCTTCGGGGTGTGTCAGATTGGCGCATGAGGTGGGTCAAGTTGGCACACTGGCTGGGACGGCGGGGTCGGGACGCGGCTCGACCTCGGTTCGCTCGATGGGTGTGACAGCTTGGCACACTGCGTCAGCCAGCTCCTTGACTATCTGGTCTGCCGGCTTGCCGTGGCTATTGGCCGCGTTAAGTGACTGAATCACAGCACTATGCAGCGCAGAGACATTCATCTGGTCCGGCTCATCATCGCGGGCCACGCGCTCGCCGGCAGTATCGCCCAAGGCGCTGTAGCACATAGCGTTAGCCTTCTCGGCCGCGGCTGCGAGGTCCGTAAAATAGCGGGCCGACAGGATGCGTGTGCCATTCTTGCTCACGCTGGACACCGCGTCGCACATCTCCTCGGGCGTCATGCCGTCGAAGCGACGGATTACGCTGTCCAACAGGGAGCGGATGCGGTGGCCCTGAACGAATGCAAGTGCCCGGTTCTGAGCACGTTCGAAATCGCCCGGCTTGCCGGACTTGGCCAGCATCGTAACTCGTTGAATCTTCGTTCCCCAGTTCTCGGCATCGGCCAGGGCTTGGACAACTGCCGGTTCGAGGTTCAGCGCCTCGGCCGTGCGGGCGACGTCGCCGCACAGCGCAACGTAGGTCAGTAGGATTTGACTCACGTCTAACTTGTTCTTGTTGAGCAACATAGGTCAGCTGCCGAGCGGCTTCTTCGCGCGGTCGGTCGCGTGGACCTTCCACCACTGCTCACGTTTCTGCTTGCGTATCAGCTTCTTGGCTTCAGCGTGCAGCTTCTGTGCCGCGTGAGGCGCCGCCTTGAAAAGTTCCCGTTCGATGTCTTTGGGGTCTTGCATGTCCGTTTAAGAGGTGGGGCGAAACGGTGAAAAGTCAAGCCCGCATCCTCAGCTCAGAAAAGGGGGCGAAGCCGGAAGTCAACCAACTAACGCCGCCCCATATCCCAATCCAAAGGGTATTATAAAAAATTAGAAAAAAAGAGAAGTGGTAGGCCCTGGGGATATGGGGCGGCGTTAGTTGGTTGACTTCCGGTCTTGACAATCTGGGAAAATGCCACACTGGGATAGGTGTGAGATGTGAATGCTCAAACTGCGGAGTGCATCTGAATAGCGCGACCGCGTCACCCTCTATTGTGGACAAGGGCGTGGGTTACTGTCGCAAGTGCGCACTTGAGAAGACCAAGGAGTGGCAAAAGAAAAACCCGCACAAGACGCTGGAGTATGCCCGCAAGCACCACTATGGGGTGACGCCCGAACAAGTGCGCCAGAAAGCCCGGGACCAAGCCTATCAGTGCCCAATCTGCCGCACCATTTTTCCTTTCGAGGAGTTGGTGGTGGACCATTGTCATTCTTCCGGCAAGTTTCGCGCGATGCTTTGCAAAAACTGCAACACTGGAATCGGTTTCCTGAAAGACCGGGAGCGGTGCCGGCGCGCAATGGAATACCACGACGAACACCGCACAGACATCGCTGAAGCATGCGCTCTTACAAAACCACCCGCATCCTAAACGCGGACCTTCATACCCTGCGCCTGATGTGGAGGGAATGGGACCTCTACACACGCACCGGCGGGCCGGTGGAATTCGCCGCCAAGCGGCTAGCCGAGTGGAAGGAAGCGGTGCTCAAACGCATTTCGGATTCGCGTATGAAACCCGAGACGCGTGACCGCTGGAATGGTGAGGTGGAGCGGGCAGCCGCGCCGCCGTTGGTTGCCGCGCCTACCCTGGCGCGTCGGTATGAGCGGCCGGACGATGGACCGACATGGCGCGGCCTGGATGAAAACGAACCTGAGCGACGCATCCGCGGGCTTTTCTGGTGCCATAAGGCCGGGCGCTGGGCCATTCGCATTCAGACCAGCCGCGGTAATTATGTGAACACGAACACGCATGCGCTGTCGTGGGGGCGGTTGGCATGTGAAATCGACCACATGAAGTGCGCCCTTGTGCTTCGGGGGTTCCTCGTCATCGGCACCAAACACTCGTCATGGAACGCCGTGGACCTCGCAAAGGAACGCTTGGGCTGTGAGTCTGCGGACCTGGACCAAGAGAACCCACTACACGCGCACCTGCTGGCGTGGCTGCAACGATGCGACCAGCGCGACGAAGAGAATGCCTTGGCGGAACGGCGCGGATGCCTGCCCATTTCTCTTCACGCCTGCCGGTAGCCTCTTGACATTTTCCAAAAAGTCCACACTGGGATAGGTAGAGATGAAAACGAAACCCTTCAACCTTGACGAAGCCAAACGAACCCTGCGCGCGGTAACCCGCGACGGCGAACAGGTGCGCCTTTTCGCGTTCGACCTCGGCACGAACAACGACATCGCGGGCGCCAGGATGACCGAACATGGGGAAACGCTCACCGGCTGGTATTCCAACGGCCGTTTCTACACGGACCGCGATAGCGACCTCGACTTGTTCACGCCCGTGGAAACCGTCACGCGCTACCTCAACATCTACGCGCGCAGCAACGGGGGTGAGCCGTATCCCGGCGCGGGGTTTTTCGATACGCGTGAGGAAGCCGTGGCGAAAGCGGGCGCGAGCGTCCTGGCCACCGTCGAAATCAAGTTCGAACTGCCGTGAAAATTTCTGACCTCGCCGAAGTTCAGCCGCCCCCGATGCCCGCGCCTTACGAGCCGGACAAGTCCCTAGTGTGGGAAAGCGGCGGTGTGTTCTATCGCTACAATGAGTGCGCCGGCAAGTGGGTGCCAATCACAACGCCCGGTGTCGGTCTAGCCGACTTGCTCGTGGACATCGCGAAGAAGCTGGAGAAGACCAACATTCTTTTGGCCCGCATCGAGAACGCGGTGCAATGTATTGATGAATCCCTCCCACCAAAATTATGAGCCGACCAGAGGACATCAAAGCGCCGCCGCCGGGGCCAATCCAGCCCATCTTCAACGACAGCCTCTCGCAAATCGAGCGGGAGCGGCGGATGCTGCGCTATCGTGCGCAGGGCCTCACGAGCCCCGAGGCGACGGAGAACGTGAAGGGAGCAGCCGCCGCGTTCGGCGCGCAATACGGGAAAATCCCGGGCGCAGCGCTGAAGCGAGCGCCACAACCGAAAGGCCGGCAGCTCGGGTTATCGCCTACCAAAAGCGCGGCGACGACGGCCCCGACGCATCCTGGGTCCCAATTTTTGAAACCGAAACCACAACCGAAACCACAACCGACCATGTCGAAAAATCTCATCGTCCCCGTAAATGCCCAAGGGGCACCAGTGGCTGACACCCGGCCCGAGGCCGCGCGACCCAAGCTGTCCTTCTCGCCGGCACCCGACGGCACGTTTTGCAAAATCGCAGACCGCCCGCGCCCGGCCAATCACCCGCTGCACATGCCGTGGACCCAGAAATATCTGGCCACGCACGACAGCCGGCCCTTCGCCATCGCGATGGATGAAAGCGTGGCGAACCTCCTATCCAATGCGCTCAACACCTATTTTCAGGCGGTGATGCAACACCAAGCCGAGCAGGAAGCGCGCAAAGCGGCGGAAGCTGCAGCCGCTAACGACGCGGACGCGTTCGGTGCGCCGCTCGTTGAAGAGACCGACGCCATCACGGGCCAGCCCATCAGCGCGGTCGGTGAGCCGAGTGAAATCGAACAGCTGCCCAGCCTATGACCACGACTCACGCACTAACCATCGACACGGCGAGCGTCATTCAATCGTGCGCCGTGGCCGACGTGCTCCGGGAGCGCGCACGCCAGGACGCGCGGTTTGGTGAACAGAACCACAGCCTGGAGTTGTGGCTAACTATCCTCACCGAGGAAGTCGGCGAATTCGCTGAAGAAATCCTGCGCCAACGTTTTGATGGAGCCACGCGGCCGAACCCGGGGAACCTGCGCGTTGAAGCCGTCCAGGTCGCTGCCGTTGCGCTCGCCATCCTCGAATGCATGGACCGAAATCCACAACACTATGAGTGAAAAACAATCCTCGTCATCGTCCAGCGGCATCGGCATCGCCGGCTGGTTGTTCCTCCTGTTCACCGCACTGAAGCTGTGTCACGTCATCGACTGGTCCTGGTGGTGGGTGACGGCGCCGCTCTGGGGCACCGCCGCCTTGGTTGTGGTTACCCTGGCCGGTGTGGTGTTGATACCCCTGGTCGTCGGCGTCATCGCGTCCGTCTGGCTGTGGTGCGCGCGCAAGCTGCGCAAGCCATGAAACTTTTCCTCCTCGTGTTGGTCATCATTTATTTGGTGGGTCATGCCAAGGGCTGGTGGGACCGGACGCACTGATATGAAGACGCGGAGACAACGGGCCACGGAAATCGAATACCTGAAATGGTTTCGACTCAACACGGACTTCGGACCCGCGGACCACGACGTAAAGGAAGCGCTGAACGAAATGTTCACGCAACAAACCGGAAAACTTTTGCCGAAGGAATGGGAGCCTGAACAAGAATGAAGACGCCGCAAGAATGGATGGACGAGCACGGCTATGACCGCGGGGTGTGCATGGGCCACGGTGACTTCAGCACCGAGCCACGCCGGCTCACGCTCGAATTAATCGCGCGCATTCAAGCCGACGCGCAGGCTGGTCTTAAGCCGGCGAAGGTGTGGTGTCGTGTGCAAGGAAAGTGGGTGACGCCATGAATCCCAACATTAAATCCGCGGCAGGCGGCAACCGCAGCTTCGGCCTGCATGGTGCAGGCAAAGGCGACTCGGACCGCACGAGCGATGTAGCCGCGTATAACGAGCGACTAATGGACATTGAATTCCCGCGGGTTCATCCCTCGTTAGATGAAGCATTCACCAAGTCCCGAAGGGGCTACAAAAAAGTTTATGGAGTTACCAAAGAACAACACGCATCGGCTCTCGCCGCTACTTTTCCGCTGGTCGTGGGGCCGGCACCACTTTCAAGTGCGGCGTCTGAACTGGCGGTGGAGATGCGCACGCTTCGCGACGAAGTCGTATGACATCGCGTATCGCGTTTGGTGGTTCTGCCCGCTGTGCGTGACCTGCGTATCAATGCCCAAATGAAACCCTTCAAACTTTTTGACTTCGGCACGTATCGCTGGATACACAGCCCGTGGGAATTCTGCCTCTCGTGCGGCTACCCTGGCCACTGCGCACAAGCGCGCTCGCGCACCATCTATCTGACGCTCTACCACCGCACGTTCTGGTTTAAGTTTTCCTGGCCAACGAAGCCTGAGAGAATCAATGGGGTGCCGCTGTGAGCCAGTTCGCTGCGCGCCCGGGGGGAGCACCGCCGCGCTTCGCGCTGGTTTACGAACCATATACCGTCGTCATCCGCGACGTGGAACGCAACATGAATGTTTTTTTCCTGGCCGAGGGCGGACACGGCGTGCATAGCAACACGACGCGGCTCGCCGAGGCCGTCGTGGAGTTCCTCAACACAATGCCGGAGGACTTCCTGCGATGAGCAACACCTTCGTCCTCTGCGCGCTGGCCGTGGCGCTCCTCATGTTCATCCTCTGGAGGAGTAAAGGTGTCTGACGTCGCCGGCAGCCTGGGCCACGTCGTCCAAGCAATCATCCCAACCGAACGGCGCATGGACGTTTTCGTGTGCCCGGGCGTGCCCGAGGAAGCGCTCGCGCGCTGGCTGACGCAGGGCGGCGCGTCAAACTTCCACCATGACGCGGGCGCGGCGCAGTGCGGCGTTGCGTTGTTCATCCTCGGCCCCTACGGGTTCGCCTCTGCGGCGACAGCCGCGCTGCTCGCGCCGTTCTACGCGCAGGCCGGCAACGAGGCGAATTGCTTTCAGTGGTGCGGAATTGAGAAAAACTTCACGCGTCGCGACCCGGAATGGTTGCAGGCGCGGACGGCGTCGTAACATTCCCGTAACGCAAACGTAACTTGCTGCGGGTCCTGCCTGTGGTATCTTCTGGCGTCGGTAAACATAAACCAGATTAGATACCATGAGCCGAAAACACTTCACAGCACTCGCCGAGGAAATCCGCGCCGAATACAACCACACGTTCATCACTGGCAACGTGGAAGCCCGGGCCGCTATCGCCACGTTGGCGGGACGCATCGCCCGCGTCTGCGCGGACAGCAACCCCAACTTTTCCGACGCGCGCTTCATCAAGGCGTGCGGCATCGGTTCAACCGAAGTCATTGGAGCCTAACTATATGGCCACCCCCACGAAAAAAGTCCTGAAAATGGAGACGAAATGCGGCGCGATGAATGTTTGCCGGGATGCGAATGAGTTTGCGCACGCCTTGAACCGGATGCATAAATTGACCAAGCCTGAATACAAAGCGGCGATGGAAATTTTCAACATTCTGAAACTCTCGGAAGCAACAATAACCACAATTGATTGGCACTGATATGGCCACCCTCAAACGAAACGGCACGGAGCTGGGGCGGTTCGAATACGAATCGGGCACCATCGTGGTGATGTCCAACGGCCACGTTTTGCGCAACCAAGGCGACGGCTGGAAGCGCCACCGGCACGCCAAGCCGGGCGTGACGGCAATGCAAATCGCGGAGGGGCGGCGCATGTCCTATGATGCCCGGCGCGCGGCCTGCCCGACCTGGGCGGCGTATATCGAGGCGCTGTGCGACGCGGTCGCGCTGCGGCACCGTAGCGTGCTGGCGACGGCCATTGCGATGATGCCCGGGGACCCGGACGGCGTGTGGTCCACGCTGGATGACTACGGCGTCAAGCTGGACTTGGACGACGTGGTCCGGCTATGCGACCTGCGCACGCGCGGCGAGGCCGAGCTTCGCGCCTTCAAACAGGCGAAAGAATAATTTGACAACCCGCCCGACCTGGGCGACATTCCACTATGAAGAAAAACCAAAGTCCGATTCGCGTGGGCGCCAGCGTGGTCTTCAAGACCGCGGACGGCGCGTCAAACTCCGGCACCGTGGTCGCCGTCTCCGGCGCCCTGGTCACGGTCAGCTACCATCTCACCGGCCGCTACAGCCACAGCGCGCAGGTGGACGTCAAGGACGTGGTGCCCTTCGGGTCGGCGTCGTTCCTTACCCTGGAGTAATCATATGACCATCAACCAGAAACGCTCCGAAGCCCTGGCCTACATTCACCGCCTGAAAGAGGCGGGGGCGACCGTCACCCGGACCGACGAACGCGAACAAGTTTGCGGCCGGGTCTGGGAAACTTACAACCATACCATCACGACGCCAGACCATCGCGTTGTCGTCATCGTCATCCAGAACCGGGTTGCCGAACGGCTCGGCACCCGCGGCGCGCTGGCGGTTTTCGCCGTTGTGAACGGCAAAGTCCACCGTTCCGACTGGTTGCGCGCGGTGCGCATTTACTTGGGCGACTTTTAACCCTCTAAGCCGCACCACCATGCACACCGTCACCATCTCGTTCCCGTCCCTGGAAGACGCGGAGTTTTTCACCTACCTCGCGCGCAAGTCGGCCGAGAACCATCTCCGTCTGACCGGCGGTCCGGCCGGCATCATGCAGGACGCGCTCACCCGCGCCGCCGCCGTGGTCGGCCCGGGCGATGCCAACCCGTTCCTCGTGGCGGTTGCGGCGTCGGCGCCGCCCCGGACGGACGCGGTGCCAGACGACCACCTTCCACCGCTGGTGCCGAACTGGTGGCACCTCGAATGCCAGTTTTCCTGGGGCTGGGAGCGCAGCGGCTCTTATGATAGGAGCTACCCCACGCGCGCCGAGGCGCTGTCGGTCCTCAAAACCATTAAGAGCGGGCTGAAGTATCGTGTCCGCCGTTCCAAATAATTCCCATGAGCCGCTACTTGCTTTTCTGTTTCGACGACTGGTATCCCGGCGGGGGCATGAAAGACTACGTCGGCAGCTACCCGACGCGCGACGAGGCGCTGACCGAGGCCTTCCGGCTGAAGCGCGACCACTTCCAAATCGTGGACATCCTCACCGGCCGCATCTACGAACCGTAGAACTACGGACTTGCGCCCAGCGCCGCCCGTGGTATCTTTCCACATGATGAAAAACATCCTCAACGCGGTGCGGGACGCGATTCTCTTCCCGAACGGCTACGTTGTCGTGGCTATGGTCGTGGTCGTGACCGCGGTCATCTACGTCCTCTCTAACCTGATTGCCGCGGCCATCCTTCCCCGCTAATCCCATGAAAGACACCTTTTTGATTCCCGTTCACATCGGCCAAACCGTTTACGTGCATGGCTATGCGTTCCTCGTGGTTGACGCGTGGCTCGCGGTGCCCTACCCGTCCGAGGGCGGGCGCCGCGCGGCGTATTTCCGGGGCGTCTGCACGGCGGACCCGCGCAACGACAGCATCCGCTTCACCAGCTACAACGGCGGCGTTTACGGCTGTGGCTTCATCGAATAACTTGACCCGCACGCCAATGAACATCCCACAATTCACCAAGCTAATCACCGATGCCGGCGGCTCCGTTTTCGGAGAGGAAACCATCAACACCAACAACGCCTGGGGCTTCGGCGGCGGTCTTTACGTGCGCGTCAGCGCGCGCGTGGGGGACGTGTGCTACTTCTTCGACAAGGGGCACGCGCACTTCCGGCACCTCGCGCCCGAGCCGTTGGAGCGGGTCTGGGTGGACGCGCCGAAGGTCGGCAAGCCCTTCTCGCCCAAGTTTTTCGAGCGCGAATTTCGCGCCGGCGTGCGCACGCGCGAGGACCTTCTGGCCCGCCTGCCGGAGGGCGCCTGATTTGACAAACCTGCCCGCCCGGGCTACCTTACGCCATGAGCAACGAAACAAAGAACGAGCCGAGCGCAGTGCGGGTGCCCGCGCCCGAGCTGACGTCCCAGGAGTGGGAACTGCGTCGCAAGGAGCGCGTCGCGAAGCAGTGGGCCGACCGCCGCGCGCGGTGGGCAGCCTACAAAAAAGCACAAAACTACTTGCGCGGGGCCTGAACCCGTGCGACGTTGAAGTATGAAACCGATTTTGAACGAATACCGAAACCACTGGCGCTCGTGTGACTGGTGGGCGCATTGGCTGGAGACGGCCCGCGCGCTGCCCGAGGCCGAGCTTCGCCGGCACGCATCGGTTTCCGCCAACAATGGGCACCGCTGTGTGGAGTGCTTTTGTTGTGCGTGCCTGACGGTGCGCGAGGAACGGTCCAAGGCCGAATTTGACAAACGTCGCGCGATGCGCGACAGTGCTATATGAATTATTCGATTATCTGGAAACTCCGCGAGGGCGGGCTGGTCACGTTCCGCTTTGAAGTGGAGAACGTGCCCACCCTCGCGGACGCGCTCGCGGCCTTCCGGCACGCCGAGCCGAACGGCTACCTCGTGCGGGCCTATGCGCACGAACCTATTGACCCCGCTCTGCTCGCGGGCTTGATGGACACCCTGGAGCAGAAAATTGTGGCGGACGGCTGGCGTTCGCTCGGAGACTAATTATGAGCACGGTTAACCTCACGAAAAAAGAACGCTGCATGAAGATTTTCGTCGGCATCTTCGAGACAAACGTCTGCGGGGCCGTAGCGTGGCATTGCCGTTGTTTTAACTGCGGCTGGCAATCGAAGCGGTTCGACTCGAATTCGAAAGTCGTGAGGCTGGCAAAATCCCACGGCGAGAAATGCGCGTATCCGCAGACTGGCCTTCCGGCCGAGTGCCGGCTTGAGGATATCAAGGTGGTAACACGCTAAACACCATGAAAATCCCATCCGAAATTGCCCTGACCCTTTCTAATCGCCTGCAAGCGCTGAGTGATGAACTGAATCTTGTCAAGACTCAAGCCGACAACCGGCAAGCCGAGTGGCTTTCCCATGCCCACCGGCACCCGCTTGATACGGGCGCGGTGTTAACTTTTGCGGCGGAAACAGCCCGCCAGGAATTGTCCATCGAGCTACTGAAGGCGCGACGCATGGAAATTTTCCACGTTTTGGAGGTTCTGACCAAATGAAAACAAACACGCCTGTTGACGAGGCGATTGACCAGCTGATGGCCGAACGGCGCGCTGCCGAAGCGGCGGGGTTACGACAGAACGCGCGGGACGCGGCGCTGTTGCTGGCGTTCCTGCTGGAGGACGTGAAACGCAACCCCAAAAACTACATCCCGTGAAGCTAGACTTCCATCGCGACATCTACCTGCCGGCGGACCTTGTCGCGCAGGTCCGCGCCGTGAACTATTCCCGGCTGGACTACAGTATGCACGCCGTCCGAGAGGCCGCGGCAGACGGCCTGCGCGCGCACGAGCTGCCCCGGGCGCTGTCTTTGGACGACTGGGGCATCATTCATGTCGAGACGTGGTCCGGTCGCGCTACGGGCGTCCTGGTGCGTCGCACGCTGTTGTCCCGCCCGGGCTGGGACCTTGTGCTGGCGGTGTCGGTGCCAGACTGCCGGGTCAAAACGGTCTGGCTGAACGAGACGACGGACCGGCACCGCAGTTTGGACCGGAAAAGATATGTGGCGAAACCCGCTTGACGGCTGCACCAACCTGCGCGACATTCCACGCCATGAGCGACATCAAAGAGATTTCAATCGAAACCCTGCTCCCCTGGGGCGCGCCCAAGCGGGTGCGCCTTCAGGACGGGAGCGAACGCATCCTCCGCACGGCTTTTACCGTGCCGGCGTCCTTCTGGGACGCCTGGAAGCAGAACAAGGCCACGCTGCAAGCGGCCGGCATTTCCCCCAAGCGCCAGCCGAACGGCTCGTGGATTGTGAACCACTGGGCCGCGGTTGACCCCGTCGCCGCCAAGGCCGAGCAGGCCCGCCGGTCCGTCGTGGCCGAGGCGTCGCGCGCGACCGACGCGAACGTGGACCTTCCCCGCCCGGCCGGGCTGGATTACCTCCCTTACCAGAAGGCGGGCGTCGCGTTCGGGCTGGAGTGCTGGGCCGCGAAGCGTGGCGTTCTTATCGGCGACGAAATGGGCCTTGGCAAAACCATCCAAGCCATCGGCCTGATGAACTGCACCGCCGACATCAAGTCGGTCATCATCGTTTGCCCGAACACGCTTAAGCTGAACTGGGCGCGCGAGCTGAAGAAGTGGCTGACCCGCCCCATGTCGGTCGAGGTCCAATACTCGAACAAGCCGTTTTCCCGCGCGGACATCGTCATTGTGAATTTTGACATCGTCCACAAGTTCCTTCCCGCGTTGAATGACCGGACGTGGGACCTGCGCATTGTGGACGAGAGCCAATACATCAAGAACCCCAAGGCGCGTCGCACGAAGTCCACGCTGGCCATCCGTGCTGCGCGCAAGGTCGCGCTCACGGGCACGCCGATAGAGAACCGCCCCATTGAACTGTGGCCCATCCTGAACGACCTGGACCCGTCCGCGTGGCCGAAGGGAAACTTTTTCCAATACGCGCGCCGCTACTGCGCCGCGAAGCAGAACGGCTTCGGCTGGGACTTTTCCGGCCACTCGAACGAGGCCGAGCTGCAACACAAATTGCGTTCTTCCATCATGGTGCGCCGCCTGAAAAAGGACGTCCTGAAAGAGTTACCGCCGAAACAGCGGCAGGTCATCGAGCTGGACGCCGCGGGCTGCAAAGAACTGCTGGAGCTGGAGGCGCACATGGTGGAGGAACGCGAGGCCGCGCTGGTCGAACTGCGCGCCCGCGTGGAGCTGGCCCGTGCCGGCGAGAGTCGCGAAGACTACGCGGAGGCGGTCCACGCGCTGCGCCAGGGGCAAGGCGCGGCGTTCGAAGACATGGCCGAGCTGCGGCACAAGGTCGCCGCCGCCAAACTGCCACAGTGCCTCGCGTTCATCGAGGACGCGATGGAATCCGGCAAGGTGCTCGTGTTCGCGCACCACCTGGACATCGTCGCCGGCATCGTGGCGAAGTTCCCCCAGGCCGCGGTCATCACGGGCAACACGCCCGCGCCGAAACGGATGGAGCAAGTGGACCGCTTCCAGACGGACGCGGACTGCAACATTTTTGTGGGCAACCTTGCCGCGGCCGAGGGACTGACGCTCACCGCCGGCACGCACGTCATCTTCGTCGAGCTGCAATGGGTGCCCGGCAAGCACGCGCAGATGGAAGACCGCGCGCACCGCATCGGGCAAAAGGACAGCGTGCTGTGCAGCTACCTCGTGCTTGAGGGCAGCCTGGACGCGCACATGTCCCGCACCATTGTGGACAAGCTGAACGTTATCGACTCCTGCTTGGACCGTATCACCGACTGGACGGAAGCGGACGTGGAAGACGTCGAACCCGTGACCAAGGTCCGCCTCACGTTCGAGCGCGTCGCCGCTGAAGCACGCCTCGTCAGCGACCGCTGCGTGGAGCTGGTCCATCAGGGAATGAAAATGCTGGCCGGTGTGTGCGACGGGGCTTGCAAGCTGGACGACGTGGGGTTCTCTGCGGTTGACGTTCGCATCGGCCACGCGCTCGCACACCGCACGAGTATCACGCAGAAGCAGGCCGCGCTGGGCTGGAGAATCCTCTGTAAATACAGTCGCCAGCTAGGTCCGGCGTTCATCGCGGAGCTGAAGGCCGCGGCGGCAACCAAGGAATAACTTATGCACACCGTCAAACACGACCTGCGCGGCAAACTCTGGTGCGGCCCCGCGGCCATCAGCGCCATCACGGGCCGCGGCACGCGCACGGTGCGGGATGCTGTGCAATGGCATCGTGGCAATTATCGGCCGGTGTCGAGCATGAAGCCTAGTGAGGTGTTGGCGGCGCTGGAGCTGCTTGGCTACGGGTTCCAGGAGGTCTGGACTTGTGAAAAGTCTTATTTCGGAAAGCCGACGCTGGTGCAATTCGTGCGCCACTGGCGGGACGAGCTAGCCTGCGGCTTGCCCATCCTCTGCGCGCTCACCGGGCACTGCGTCGTCCTGCAAGGGGGCCTCTTCGTGGACTCGTGGACCAAGACGCCCGTGCCTTTTTCCGACGCACCAAAACAATTCCGACGCCGCCGCGTGGCTTCCGCGTGGCGAATTTTTCAACGCACATGAAACCTAACAAACTCGAAAAAGAACTGGACGCCCGCTTCGTGGAAATCGGTTTCCCGAACTATGGCGACAACACCATCCCGCCCGCATTGCGTGAGCAATTGGCGTTCATCGTCGCGCGCTTTTACAACGGCGAGGTGCTAATCGTGGACCACCGTGCGGGGAGCAGCCGCTTCTTCACCAAGAAAAATTTCAAGCTGGAGGGGTTGACATTTCCGAAAAAACCCACACTGGGATAAGTGATGAGCAACAACGTCATAGTTGGTGAATTTTTGGTCGATGGGGCGCCCTGCACTGTCGAGGTCCCCTGCAACAAGGTCGGCGCCGCCGCGAAGGAGGTCTATAACGACCTGCTGCGCGAAGTGCGCAAGCTGCACCCGGACGCAAAGCAGGTCGCGCGCGTGGGCAGCAAAATCGAGAAGCGCGACCGGGGGCTAATCCGCCTGACCGACGGGCAGACCGTCCGGCAGCTGTTCCCGCGCGAGGGCGACGCCGCCCCCGTGCTGGACGTGGGGCAGGTGTTCTTCCACGGGGCCGCGTGCGTCATCATGCTTCGCTTCAGCCGCGGCCAGGACCGCGCCCACATCACCCTGCGCGACCGCCTGCGGGGCACGCCCGTGAACATCACCGGCGGCTACATCCTGGGCGGCGCGCTGGCGGCGAACCTCGCGCAGTCCATTGCCGGCCTGTTGGGCAACACCGCGCGGGACCTGAAGCTGCGCATAGAATGAAGTTTTGTTACAACCGACTTTGCCGTTGGCATATCGAGTGCGACCCGACTTGCAACCGGCTGAAGTATTTGACGACGGCCCGGCCCGTCTCGTATTTCGCGGACGCCGAGGCCACACTTGCGACCGCCGCCGCGGACCTGGAAGTGCGGCGCGTCGTCATAAAAGATTCGGTCACCGGGGCGATGTATCACTTTTGTGAGATATGCGCCAACGCGGTGGCCATGGCCAACACACAAAAGAACGATGAACACGAAGCACAACGAAGAACGAATCCCGAGCCTGCGCCTGACGCGCCAGCAACACCGCGCGACAGCACGCAAGGCGGCTAAGCGGACGCCGCGATATCTGCTCCCCTCGCGCTACACCGAGACCGCTTTTCTCGCGCGCCTGGAAGCCCGGCCGCTGTCCTACCTGGGACGGCAACAAACGCACCTCAAGCGGCTCCTGGCAAATTGTGACCGTCTCATTGCGGAACACGGCGGCGCCGGGTCGGTCATCGACCAAGCAGTTGCCCGCGACCGCGCGACCTGGGAACGGCAACTGGCTCTGGTTCAAGGTCTTATCGTGAAACGGACCCGGACGCCGGCCAAAAGGGACACCCGCACGGCACGCCTGCGCCGGCTGCAAAAAGTCGGTTAATGAAATTCGAATCGGACCCAATTCAATTTCAAAATGAACCGAGAATTCTATCGTGAGCTGCGCAGAATTATCTCTGAAGCCAAGGGGGCCGAACGCGCGCGTGCGCTGGCCCGCCCCGGTTTTTCCGCCCTCGAACCGACCGTGGCGCCTTCGGACTATGACCGTCCCCGGGGCGATGAACCAAATTCTATCAATGAAATCGTCGGACCAACCCACTAATGAACATGAGCATCGAAGACATCGCACAGACGGAAAAAGGCCCGCGGACTTTTGCGGAGCTGAATCGAATCATCCAACAGGTCAAGGCGACGTGTGGCGTCGCGCCGGCCACGCCGACTGGACCCACACCGAGTGGTTCCACGAATGGCAACGACTCGCTGGAGCTTCCGCCGACGGTGAACCCCTTGGCTATCTACATCCTCGGACCGATGCGGGGGCATAAGAAATACAACTTCCCGGCGTTCTACGAAATGGCCGCGAAGCTCCACGACTGCGGCTACACGCCGGTGAATCCCGCCGAGCTGGACCGTCTGGACGGCTTCAACGTAGACGCATTGCAACCGGACCACGACTTCACTATGTATCCTGAGGGCATGGACGCGGAGCAGGTCGTCCGCCGTGACCTCAAGGCCATCATGGGCTGTGCCGGCTACGTCGCGCTCCCGGGCTACGAGAAATCCAAGGGGGCGACCGCCGAGAAGGCAGTGTTTGACTGGCGCGGCGCGAAGCGGCTGGAGTATTTTTCCGTCCACCTGGGCGGCGGACCGTTCCTGCAAATCCCGAACGACACCGCGCCGGCAGTGGCGGTCGGCACGAACCCCAAGGACGTGCTCGGCATGAAGAAGCCGCCGATGACGCTCATTCCGACCGCGTCGCTGGTCTATCTGTCACGCGTCATGGAGCTGGGCGCGAAGAAATACACGCCTTTCAATTGGCGCAATCCTGCGACGCCTGTGAAGCTGACGGTCTATCTGTCCGCGGCTTGGCGGCACCTGCTGCAAATCCTCGATGGAGAAGACAACGACTCGGAGAGCAACCAGCCGCACGCCGCACATGCCATGGCCTGCTTCGCCATCATCCTGGACGCGCACGCGTGCGGGACGCTGGTGGACGACCGGCCGCGGAAAGGTGCGGCCACGAAAGTCATCAACGAACTGACCACCAAGTAATATGTTCTCCTGGCTCAAATCCAAGTTCAAGTCACGCGCACAGCGGGACCGCGAGCGCGGCTACTACGACCGCCTGCCGCGCGCAAGTAGCGCGCACAAGCCGCCCGCGGACCAGCTCGACGAGCTGTTGGCCGAGGCGCACCGGACGGACCGCGAGCGCGTGCCTGCACCGAAGTCCCGCATCCGGCCGGCGACGCCCTGGGCGCGCCTCAAGGAATTCCGTCGGCGTTACGCCAAGTGGCCGAACCCGAAGGAATGCCTCGCCATCCTTTTCCCGTCCGCGTGGCTGATGGAAAAGCTGTGGCCCAAGTGGGACCCCGAGGACCGCAACGCGCGCATCGCACCGCCGGCCGGTTACTACGACGCCGACAGCGGCCGACTCTACGACCACAAGCACCGTTATGTCAAAACCATCCGACGCTGAGCTGTGGCGCTACGTCCGTCGCACGCTGCACGTTTACGCGCGCGAGTTCGGTTTGCCGCTGCGTAAGGTGGGGCGGATGGCGCCGCACAAAAACTTTTACGGCGACTGCTCCAGCGACGGGCGAATCCGCATTCAGTTGCGGCGAAACGGCGACCGGCCCATCGCCTACCAAATCATCGACACCATGGCCCACGAGCTGGCGCACCTGGAACACCAGAACCATAAGCGGCTATGGTTCGCGCTACACATCGACATTCTGCATCGGATGATGGACGACTACGTGTATGCCGACCTCCGCCGGCTGTGCAAAAAAGCCCGTTGACAAATCGAATTGCGTCACCACTTCTTATGATAGAACGTGAAATTGATTGCAATTCTCCTGCTGGCGGCGGCGACAATCTTCGCCGACGAAAACCCTTCCCCATCTGTCCTCCCATGGTTCACTGTTTGGGACTCGATGAACACGCTGCTCTGGCCCGAGGCGTGCAAAAATCTGGAGGTGCAGAATGGCCCGATGGACTCGTATTACTTCGCGCCCACACAATCGGAAATCGACGAGATGCTCGCCTTTATCAAGGCGCGCCGCGAGCCTTTTCCGTATATTCCGGAGGCGTGGGATTGTGACTCTTTTGCTTTCGAAGCCTACCACTGGGCAAACGTCTGGGGAGTGCGGCACACTGCCGGCCGGCGGGGAGCGCCGACGATGGCGGTGGCTTTTGTTAAGCTGGACGGCCCGTATCCCCTCTCCGCGGGGGAGCCGTATGCCCAAGGCTACCATGCCATCAACGTCATCCTGCGGGACGACGGCCAGTGGTTTTTCTTCGAGCCCCAGAATGGACGACTGTGCCCCGTTGAAGGCAGCATCTACGAAGGTGCCATCGAGGTGCTGAAGATACTGATGTGAAAGAAATTCCCCTCACGCAAAATAGGGTCGCGCTCGTGGACGACGATGACTACGAACGCATCGTCGCGTGGAACTGGATTTATGCAGGCGGCGTTCGGAAAAATGGAACGCCTTACACCGGGTATGCCCAGACGGTTCGTGCGGGAGTCACAATAAAAATGCACCGCGAAATTCTCGGGGCAACCCCGGGACAGCGCGTGGACCACAAGAATCAAAATCCTCTCGACAACCGAAAAGAAAACCTCCGGCTAGCTAATAACTCTCAGAACATCGCGAACGCGAAGCGATACGCGGGCGCCCGGCATCCATATAAAGGTGTGGCGGTGTGCGGAGCCAAGTGGCGAGCCGAAATCCGGGTGAACGGAAAACATCAGCATCTTGGGGTGTTCGAAACGATAACTCAAGCGGCGCGGGCTTACGACAGGGCCGCTGTCCAGCATTTCGGCGAGTTCGCTCGACCGAATTTTCCATCATGCCTGCCTTGAATACTAGGCGGCTGAACACCGCGTGGTGCGTCACCACCGAAGAGGCGGGGCTGCTTTTCCGTCCGGGACAGCTGCGCGCCGGCTGGTCGCGCAAGCGAAGGACGAAGTTCCTGCGACGCTGGCGTCGGCGCATAGAGCCCGAACGGCTGACAACTTACCGAGACATCCACTGGATGTCCGGACCGTATTTCGAAGAGGAGGTGAATGACCAATGCCTGTAAAAATCAAAAAGCAAAAGGGTGGTTCGTATTCTGTGCGGACGCCCGGCGGTGTCAAAGCCAAGCACACGACCAAGGCGAAAGCGGAGGCCCAGAAGCGCCTGCTGAATGCGGTGGAACACAACCCCGACTTCAAGCCTAGCCATCAGAAAATGCACAAGAGGGTAATGGGCTCTTGACATTTTTCGAAAACCCCACACTGGGATAGATGTAATGAGCAACGCAGCAACCCGAGTCCATCACCCCTACTCCCCGAGCACGCTACAGGCTCGGGAGGCTTGCCCGTGCTGGACCCCGTCCGGGGGCACCAACGAGGCGGCGGAGGCGGGCACGCTGCAACACGACGCGGCGGAAAAAGGTCTGGACGACCCGCGGTTGTCTGATGCCCAGGCAGCCGCGGTCGCCCAGTGCAAGGCGTTCTGTGATGACCTCGCGAGCAAGTTCCCCGGCGCCACGGTCCTGAACGAGCAATACCTCCCGGTGGACGATGAAGTAATCTGGGCGAATGACCCGCCGCCGCTTCGCTCCCGCAGCAAGTTCCTCGGCACAACGGCCGGCTTCATGGACTGGGGTCTGGTCACCGCGGACGGCCTGCACGGCGAGCTGGTGGACTATAAGATGGGCCAGCATGCCGTGGAGGAGGCCTCGAATAATTTGCAAGGCGTGTCCTACGCGCTCGGGCTGTTCAAGAAATACCCGACGCTGCGCGACGTGACGGTGACCTTCCTACTCCCGTATCGCGACGAGGTGGACCAACACACCTTCGATATGACCAACGCGCTCGCACTCCTCTTGCGCATCAAAACCGTTGTGCATAGGGCGATAGAAGCCAAGCGTGCGGGAGACTTTTTGACGGCACGCCCAAGCGTCTCCGCATGCAGTTTTTGCGGAGCGCTGGGCACCTGTCCCAAGGTGGCGGAGTTGGCACTACACGTCGGTCGCAAGTATCGTCCCATCGACGTGCCGAAAAATCTGACGCCCTCGATGATGCTCGACCCGAAAGACGTGGGCCTCGGGCTGCAACTCGCGATGGTCCTCAAGGCCTGGGCTGAGGCCTATCGCGCGCAGGCGACGCAGAAGACCATCATGGACGACAAGTTTGTCCCTGAGGGGTATCGGCTCGTCTCGTCGGTTAAGCGCTCCGTCCGCAAGGCGCGCGAACTGGTCGAGACGGCGAAGGAGTTCCTGCCGGAGGACCAGTGGCCGCTTCTGGAAGCCCTTTTTGAGGTGCCGCTCGGCCCGGTGGAAAAGTTAATTTCTGTTGCGGCCCCGCGAGGCTCGAAAGAAGATACCGTCGAGGAGTTCGGGAGGATAATTTTGGAGGCCGGGCTGGTGGAGGAGTCGGAGCCTTTCGCGTATCTCCGCATGGACACCAAGAAAAAGGAGGCGAAATGAGCGCTGAGGTGTTCTTGCCACTGTCCCGCGGGAAGGTGACTGTTATCGACTTCTTCGACCTTGAACTGGTGCGCGGGTTCCGGTGGTTCGCGAAACAAAAAACTCCAGGAGGGCTGTGGTATGCAGTGAGGAATTCTGGGGGCCGAAAGGCGCATCGCCAAGTGTATCTGCACCGGTTGGTGGCTGAGGCGGACCCCGGGGACATAATTGACCACCGCAATCGGGACACCCTCGATAACCGGAGAGCAAATTTGCGCTGGGCAACGAAGGCCCAGAACGGCACAAACTGCGCCCGTAGAAAATCTTCGCCACACCCCTTTAAAGGAGCCTATCTAATTAGGGGGAAGTGGCGCGCCCAAATAAAGGTCGGCGACCGAACCGAATATCTGGGGACCTTTTCGGAACCCGAGGTGGCGGCGCGCGCTTATGATGCCGCCGCGTTGAAATACTTTGGGGAGTTCGCTTGCTTGAATTTTCCCATTAGCAAACCGCAACCAAAAATCCAAAAACCATGAACATGAGTTTTGTCAAAGAAGGCGTGGAAGATACCACGACGCCGGTTCCCCCGGCACCCGAGACGCCGGCCGCGTCAACTGAAGTCGCCACCCGCGAAGCCACCCCCGGCTTTTTCGATGAGGACAACATTCGCTACGAAGACATCGTCTTCCCGCGAATCAACATCGTCCAGTTCGTCGGCAAGCTGGCCACCGAACAGGGCTTCGACCCCGGGTCCATCCTGTTGGCGTCGCAAAACGTCATCCACACGCCCGAGAGCAAGACGGACAAGGGCACGCCCCCGCTCAACCTCACGGTCATCGGCTTTCGTCCGCTGCAATACGCGGAGAAGCTGCCCGGCGGCAAGCAGGGTCTGCTCGTCAACAGCGAGTCCGAAGTGGTCAAGCACAACGGCACGCTGAGCTGGAAGGAATGGGACGCCTCGAAGTCCAGCGGGAGCCCGCTGCGCTACTTCCAGACGCTCGCCACTGCGCTCCTCCTCGTGGAGAAGCCGGACTTCTACGCGGACCCGGACCAGCTGGACTTCCCGTATGTGTTCGAGGTCGAAGGGCAGCCTTCGCGCTACTTCACGCTCGCGCTCTGGGGCATGAAGGGCTCGGCCTACACCAAGGGTGCCAAGGCCATCCGCACGCAGAAGAAAATCGGTTCCCTTCGGAAGGGATACCTCACGCACTCCTGGACGCTGACCACGACCAAGCAGTCCAAGGACGACAACTATTACTTCGAACCGAAGCTGCGGGCCTCGACGAAGAATGGTGACCTCTTCCAAGGGTTCATCAAAGCAATCATCGGCGCGCAGTAAGCGCCGCTCGCCACGGGCGGGCCGGGGGTTCACGTTCTTCCCCTCGGCCCGCTTTTTTCGTGGACGGGCGGAGGGAGGAATGCTAGACTGATTTTGACCCCTGGGCCGGGGATTTCTTGCCCGGCACTGTCGGACGCGCGCCCCGAAGAAGGCGCCTTCGACGAGGAATGATAGCCAGGACCGGCTGCCCAAAAACGGTCTGCCAGGAGCCGTGGAAATCGGCGGGGGGTCACCAAAATTTGACAAAGCGCGGGGGACGTGCTAGAATGCGGGCGTGAAGAATAAGCCCAAAGCACCGAAGATTCGTAAGACCTGGGGCACGATGTCCCCGGTCACCAAAGTGAAACCCTCGGCACGTCGCTACAGCCGCGCCGAAAACAGAAAGAGCGAACGTGAATAAGAACACCATGCGCCGGACACAAGCGGCGCGCGATGCCTTCGGCCGCATCAAGCAAGGCCGCGCCGGTTTTTCCGACGCCGCGCTTGCGGACACGGTCGGAACGAAAGCCCGCCTGAGCAAGCGACCCAAGGTCGCGGCCGGCGGCAACAAACCCCGAACCCCTGGACTCCGATGAGCCTCGACTCCGTCTATCGCATCTGCCTTGGGGTCTGCATCGGCTTTGGGTTCCTCCTGGCCATCAAGTGCGCGGCAGCGCTGGCTGCCGTCTTTTTCGTTGGCGCAGCGCTGCTGCTTTGCGTATGGGGTGCGCCGTGAGCGACAAGTTCATCGTGGAGAGCCACACGCGGGAATACCTTTTACTGTGCTCGGAGAAAAACCGGGCCGGCAAGTTCAAGCGCGTATCGCAGGAATCCCTGGACGAGATAAACACGCTCGTGGACAACGTCATCCGGCAGGTGGAATCCAAGGTCCCCGAGCCGCTGCACGCCTGTCCTGACGCGCCGGAAGCGCTGCGCCTCATTACGGGTTACGCCCTCGAAAAGGTTCGCGACCGGCTAGAAGCAGCCGCGCGGAAAATCATCTGCAACAAGGTGCAACGCCTGCCGTCAATCGGCATCACTATCTGAGGGGTTGACATTTTCGGGAAACTCCACACTGGGATAAGTGATGATAACGCACCTCGGCTTCGACTGGGAAACCTACTACGACACGAAGCTGAAATACGACATTCAGCATCTGGGGGCCGAGCGTTACGTCCGGGACGAGCGTTTCGACCCCTACTTGCTGTCGGTGAGCGACGGCGCGAATTCCTGGGCCGGCCCACCGAAAAATTTCAACTGGGACTCCCTGGAAGACGAGCGCGTGTGGGGGCCGGGCAACACGGCCACGCTCACCGCGCACAACGCCGCGTTCGAACAAACCGTTTACAACGAGATGGTCCGCCGGGGCTGGGCACCGCAGAAACGCATCAAGGCGTGGCACTGCACGGCGAACCTCTCGTCCTACCTCTGCAACCGGCGCGCGCTGGATGACGCGTGCGCGTTCCTGCTCGACATCTCGGTGGACAAGTCCACGCGCAGCGAGGCCAACGGCAAAACGACAGAGGAACTGAAGGCCGACAAGCTGGGCTGGGACCGCATGCTCGACTACGGGCGCGGCGACGCTTTTCGGTGCTGGACGCTTTGGGATAAGTTCGGCGCGGAGTGGCCGGAGTCGGAGCGCGAGCTGTCCCGTATCACCATCGACCAGTGCCTGCGCGGCGTGCAAATCGATGTTGAGCTGCTGAACGAATACATCCGCGTCGCCGAGACGCTGGTCATCACCTGCCAATACGCGCTGCCCTGGACGTCCCGCGGCGCGCCGCCCACGTCGCCCAAGGCCATGGCCGAGGAATGCCGCAAGTGCAACATCCCCTGCCCGCCGGTGAAATCCCGCGAGGGCGTGGACGCGTTCGATGCCTGGGAAGCGCAGTATTCTCCCGCGCACCCGTGGATAAAAGCGGTGGGCGACTGGCGGCAGGTGAACAAGCTGCTCGCCACGCTGAAGACCTTCAAAATCCGCGTGCGCGAGGACGGCACGATGCCCTTCGGCCTGAAGTATTTTGGCGCGCACACCGGCCGCTGGTCCGGCGACTCGGGACTCAATTTTCAAAACTTCCGCAAGGTGCCCCTGTTCGTTACCGCGGCCGGCGTGCTCACCGAGAACAAGAGTGATGCCACCACGGTCCTCGACATTCGCAAACTAATCGTCGCCCGCCCAGACCCCAAGCCCGAACCACGGGCGGAGGATAATCCATATTTGCAGAGGACCCCGGATGGCCGGACCTACGTAGGAGAGGCATACTGATGAAACTAATCGTCTCCGACCTCAGCCAAATTGAGCCGCGCGTGCTGGCGTGGCTGGTCAACGACAAGGTGGCCCTGGACGCGATGGCTGCCGGCGACTCGCCGTATGTCGCGCACGCCAAGGCGTCCATGGAATGGACCCCGTCGCACATCGACTGGGTCTTGGGCGACCTGAAAAAAGAATCCGGCAACATTTATTCGCTGGCCAAGGTTCGCGTCCTCGGGCTGGGCTTCGGCGCCGGCTGGCTGAAGTTCATCACGATGGCCAAAAATGTGGCCGGCCTGGACATCACCAAGGGCGACCCGGAATTCGAGCAAAAAATGACCCGCGACGGGGAGCTGTGCTGGAATGAGGACGGCACGCCGAAGATGGTGTCCGGCTACGGCAAGAATTCCCGGCGCATCGTGAAAGACTTTCGCGACTCGAACCCGGGCATCGTGAACCTCTGGCGGCAGCTTGACGAGGGCTTCAAGGCGGCGTGCGGTGGCGACTTCCGCATGCAGCTGCCGTCCGGTCGCTTCATGGTTTATCGCGACGTGCGGTCCGAGTGGCGGCTGGTGCCCGAGACGGACGAGAGCGGCGAGCTGACGGGCGCCATGAAGCGCAAGCTGGTTTACACCGCGGACGTGGGCGGCGTGCGCAGCGTTTTCTACGGTGGTCTCCTCTGTGAAAATTTGGTGCAGGCCACCGCGCGCGACGTGTTCGGGTTCCACATGCTTTTGCTCGACAAGACGCCGGGCATCCGCATCCTGTTCACCGTCCACGACGAGGTGGTCCTGGAGTGCGAGGACTACATCACCGCGAAACAGGTCCGTGACATCATGTCCATCGCCCCGCCCTGGCTCAAGGGCTGCCCCGTGACGGCGGAAGCCAACGAGGTCCCCTGCTACTGCAAATGAAACTTTTCTGTCTGCGCAACCTCAGCTCACATGAAGTGACTTCATGTGTCCCGTGGGAATTCGGTCCGGCGAACCTGGGAGCGGTTCCCCCGGAGGCCTTCTCGGATAAGGCGGTTCGCGACAAGTGGGCGAACATGCCGGCGACGACGTTCGAAATGTATTCGTGCTTCCAGGGCGTCAACCCGAACCTGCGCATCAGCAAAGAGAACCCGCCCCACGACGCCCGCGCCGCGGCCATCGACGTGGACGTGAAGCTGACGCGGCCCGAGCTGGACGGGGCGCTGCTGCGCATGGGCGACCGCCGACCAAACTACATCGAGACCACTTTTTCCGGCCACTACCGGCTGGTCTGGTTGTTTGCGGTGCCCATCGGTTTCCTGGGCGATGCCGACTTCGCGAAGTTCGTGCTCGAACACCTGCACGAGCTGCTGCCGTATCGCCAGTGCCCTGGCGTGGACGAGGGCGCCGTGACCTCGGCGACCCGCTACTACACCAACGGCTGCCGCTGGGAAAAAATTCACGACACCCCAATCGCGGCGGACCTGCTCATTGGCTGGCAAATGGCCATCGTCAAGAAGTTCAACTGGGCAGACACCAAGGACGCCATCAAAATCCCGTTCGACGTGGTCGAGGCGAAGCTGAAAGAAATGTATCCCCGGTTCGTGACCGAGTGGAAGTCAGAGTTCAAGAAGGACGCCGTCGGGCCGACCTTCTGGGAACCGGAATCTACGAGCGCGAAGTCGGCCATCGTGAACGACGTGGGAATCTATTCGTTCGCCAACCACGCCTCGCACAAGCCGCGCATGCTCTGGGCCGACTTTTTCGGCGCGCAGTTCGTGGCCGAGTATCAGCTGAAGCTGCTGGGCAACGCGGTCGAGGGCATCTACTACGACGGCCGGCAGTTCATCCGGAAACAGTCTGAGGGCAAGTGGCTATTCGGCGGCGCGGACGACCTGTCGCGCCACCTGCGCTGCGAGCGCGGGCTCTCCGACCGCCGGCCCAAGGGCCGCAACGCTTCGCCCGTGGACGAGGCCATCTCCTTCATCCAAAACAAAGGCCACATCACGTCGGCCGGGAGTTTCTCCTTCTACCCCAAAGGCATCATGGAACGCTACGGCAAAACATTTCTCAACATCCACAACCGCGACGTGCTGACCCCGGCACCGGGCATCCAGAAGTGGGGCGACAAGTTCCCCTTCATCGCCAAGTTTTACGACGGCTGGCTGACGTCCCCGGAGGCCCTCGTCGCGTATCTGTCGCACCTCTCCTATGCTTTCCGCTGCGCGTTCAACCGCGCCCCGCAGCCCGGGCAGGTATCCGTTTTCGTCGGTCCGCCGAGCTGCGGCAAAACGCTCAACACGCGCTACATCATCGGCGCGCTGTTCAACGGCTACGCGGAGTGCCAGGACTGGATGATGGGCCGCGACCAGTTCAACAGCGAGTTGTTCGAGGTCTTCAATTGGGCCATCGACGATAACACAATGGGGCTTGACGCGCGCTCGCATCGTATCTACACTGAGATGCTGAAAAGATGCTGTGCCAATCAAGCGTTCCGTTCCAACGAGAAGTTCCGCGCGGCGGGACTCCTCGACTGGGCCGGCCGCATCTGGGTGTCGCTCAACAACGACGCGGCCAGCCTGCGGCACTTGCCGGAGCTGGGCATGTCGAACATGGACAAGCTGAATCTTTACTGCTGCACCATCCTGCGCACCGACGGGTTCGTTTTTCCGGAGCGCAGCGAAATCGCCCGCACGCTAGTCCAGGAGCTGCCCTACTTCGGGAAGTTCCTGTTGGATTACGAAATCCCGGCGCACCGCATGGGCACGGAAAAGCGCTTCGGCCCCATTCATTACCACGACACGTCCCTGGTCATCGAGGCCAACCAATCATCGCTGAGCGCCAGTATCGGCGAGCAGGTGGACGAGTGGATGCGCCAGTATTTTGTCGAGAAGCATCCCGAGCACGACTGCTGGGAAGGCACCGCCTACCAGCTCTACCAGTCCATGGCCATCGACTGCCAGATGCGCGAGGCCATGGGCCGCACGACGGCGGACACGCTGAGCAAGACGCTCCCCGAGCTGGCGCAAAAAGGTTTCGACATCGAAATCCTGGGCGGCGAGTTCCGCCGCACGTTCCGAATTTGCCGGGGCAACCGTTACCCGAAGGGACCGGTCGCCAAGACAATCAAGCAGACCCCCAACAACCCCTACGAAAAACAATGAAGAACCTAGTCGTGGGCTACGCGCATCATCCGCACGCTGAACGCGGCGAGGAATACCTCTCCCGCTTCGGTATCTGGATGCCCTTGCACCCCCACTATTTCAATATGAGCGACAACCAAAGCTACTACGCCCCCGGGACGGACCTGAAGTTCACCCTCCTCTCTGCCGAAGAAGAGACGCGCCTGTTCACCGTCGCCCGCGGCGGTCGATATACGGCGACCGAGGTGAGCGCCGCGCGCGACTACATCATCACCAACCACCTGCTTTTCGCGGCGACTTACGCGCGGCGAATTGTGAAGGGCAAGCTGCCCGACAACGAGGTCGTCAGCGCCGCGAATTTCGGCCTGATGAAAGCGTTCGAGGCTTTTGACCACAAGCGCGGGAAACGCTTCTCGTGCTACGCGAAGCCCTACATCCGGTCCGAAATCGCCACGCTCTGGCGCTCCAAGGACATCGTGGACTACCACGGCAATTTTCCGGACGTGACCGAGGACAACGTCGCGATGCTTGACCCCGACTGCGGCGTCGTCATGCCGGACAACGAGGGCGACAGCCGCGAGCTGGTGTTGAAGTGCCTGGAGGATGCGAAGCAGGTGCTCAACGCCAAGGAAGCGAAAATCCTGCGCATGCACTACGAGCAGGGGCTGAACATGCGGGAAATCGCGGACACGTTCGACATCACGCGCGAGCGCATCCGTCAAATCCACGACGTGGCCATCGCCAAGCTGGCCCGGGCGTTCAAGCGAGCCGGCGTGAACGCACAGGGGGAGGTGTAGTATGGAAATTGTTTTTGTTCCCCTGACCAAAGGCAAGGTCGCAGTGGTGGACTTTTCGGACTTTGAAAAGGTTCGGAATTTTCGGTGGTATGCCCGTCCGGACTGGAGGACCTTTTACGCGTCCGCCCCACTGCCCCGTGGCAGTCGCCCAACTCAGGCGCAAATGCATCGGGTAATTCTGGGGTTGACGGACCCCCGGATAAAGGCGGACCACAAGGACGGGGATGGGCTAAACAACTGTCGCGACAATTTGCGAATCGCGTCATCAAAAGAAAACGGGGCCAACCGAAAGAAAAACATTGTCTCAACAAGCGGGTTTAAGGGCGTCACCAGACACAGAGGCGGTCGCTGGCAGACGCAGGTGGGGAAGAAATATGTGGGGCTGTATGACACCCCGGAAGAGGCCGCGCGAGCATACGACACGGTCGCCCGAGAAACTTTTGGAAAATTTGCAAACCTTAATTTTTATGTGTAAATGCCCAATCTGCGGGACAACGGACGCGGTGGAGTGCGCCGACGAGGTGGACATCGGGGTCGGTGTCCAGCGCCACGTCTGGGGCTATGTCTGCAAGAAGTGTGGCGAGATACCGGTATGCTCGGACTGCGGTGCCTGCATCGCCTCGCCCGGTGACCACATGACGTGGTGCGGGAGGGACAAAGAGTGAACATCCTCGCACTAGACCTCGGGACGAACACCGGCTGGGCAACCCGCACGGACGACAAAGTATTCGCGGGCACCTGGGAATTCGAGCAGAAAAAAGGCCCCTGTTGTTCCATTGACCCGCGGCTAGTGCTTTTTCGGCACAAACTGGAGGGGGCGCATGCCAAAAGGCAAATTGAATTGCTTGTTTACGAGGACGTGCAGTTTATGCGGGGCCGCGCGCAGGCTTTTCTGTGGTCGGCCTTTCGCACGGTCCTGTGGCTTTTCGCGCTCGACCACAACATCCCGACCATGTGCTGCCCTGTGAAGACCCTGAAAAAGTTCGGATGCGGAAACGGCAATGGAGACAAGGATGCGATGGCCCTGGCCTACTACGAAAAGGTGGGCCAGAATCCGAAGTTCGAGGCGCTCGATGACAACGCCATCGACGCGTGGCATCTACTGCACTGGGCAGAAGCGACCTTGACGAAACCGGAAATTGGCACACCTTAACTAGGAATGAGCAACGACTATCAGATGCTGGTCCCGGGCCGCGAGCGCGTCAACGCGGAGCAAATCACGACCCTCCTGCACGTCACCAACGCGCTCCAGGTTTACCTGCTAGCCCCGCACCGGGCCTTCGACTCCGAAAACCCGCACCCGGAGCTGGACGGCGGCGCCCTGGCGGCGGCGACGGTGACCTTCGGCAAGGCCTGCGAGCAGCTGAACAACATCCTGTCGGACGCATCGCGTTGGAGCCTGGACAAGGTGACGGACCTGAACAAGGAAATCGTCAAGACCCAGCAAGCCCAACAGGGGCTCCTCGCTGCGCAGACCAAGCTGGCGGAGAACGCGCTGCTGCCGCACTCGCAACTCAAGCCCATGGTCGTGCATCACGGCGGGATGTTCCTCGCCATCCACGGCGACCCAGCGGTTCCCGCTGGGCACATCGTCGGCCGCGGCTTCACGCCCGAGGCCGCACTCTACGACTTCGACCTCGCTTTTAAACGGCTGGCCAACGACCAATACCAAATCGAGGTCGAGCAACAGCCCCAACCCAACAACAAGAAGAACGACAAATGAAGTGGACCCATACCGACATCGAGCTGTTTCGCTCGGACGTCAAAGCCGGACTGAACGACCGCGCCCTGGCCCTTGCCTACGACATCAGCGAACCCGCCGTGCGCCGAGCCCGGCAGCGGTTCGCGCCGTGGAGCGTGAAGTGCCGCATTCATCCCAGCTACCGGGACGCCGACCCTTTTCCGAAGGGACCCACCGAGCCGAAACCCCCGACCACGTTCGAGCAGGACAAGGAAGCCAAGTCCGGCGAATTCTGGAAGCGCGAATATCAGGTCCTCGAAAAGAAATACGAGCAGGCCGTCACCCAGGCTTCCATCGCCGAGCAGCTCGTGGAGCTGGCCAAAGAGGTGGCCCCCACTTCGTATGACCCGTGCCCCGCGCAGGTGCCGAACAAGACGGGTGAGGACGCGTCGCAGTCCGCGGTGCTGTTGCTGAGCGACACGCACGTCGGGCAGGTTATTACGCCCGACCAAACTTTGGGTTTTGGCGGCTACGACCTGGAAATTTTCCTGGCGCGGCTGAAGACCGTGGAGTCCGCGGTGACCTCCATCGTCACGCGGCACACCACGACCAAGGTGGACGAGCTGGTCGTCTGTTTCGGGGGCGACCTCATCCACGGTGCGTTGAACCACGGCGCCGAGGCCGCGCAGAAAATGACGTTGTTCGACCAGACGTATGCCGCCGGCCACGCCTTCGCGCAGTTCCTGCGCAATCTCGCGCCGCTGTTCCCGAAGGTCCGGGTCTTCGGCACGGTCGGCAATCATCCGCGGTTCGCGAACCAAAAGCGTATGCCGACGGAAAACCGCTACAGCAACCTCGACCAGTTTTGCCTCTCCTACACGCGGGCGCTGACCGACCGCCTGGAAAATGTCCACTGGACTTTGAACCGGCAGCCGACGGCGTTGTTCAAGGTGCAGGGCTTCGGGTTCGAGCTGCTCCACGGCGACACACTGCGCGGCGGGGACCGTGCGCTGGGCATCCCGAACCACGCTGTGGGGCGCCACATTTCGGGGCGCGCGCAACTTTTCGCCAAGCACGGGCAGCAATCGCCCGACTACTACCTGTGCGGGCACCTGCACCGCGACATTGTGCTTCCGCACGCCAAAGGTCGCTTTATTGTCAACGGTGGGTTCCCCGGCATCGACGGCTACGCGCTGGCGGAAAACTTTTCGCCCGTGGACCCCACGCAGACCTTCTTCTTGATGCACCCTAAATATGGGCAAACCGCGAGCTACAGCATTTCCCTGAAGTTCGCGCAGGTAGAAGCCGAGCGGCCCTACGACCTTCCCTAATTTGACAGGACGAACCCCCTGTTGTAACCTACAGACACATGAGACACATCATCGCACTACTGGCGCTGCTCGGACTTGCAGCGGTTATCCCCTCGGCCACGGCGGGCACGAAAATCATCGGCGAAGTGAACGGCTTGAAGCTGGTCCGCGTGAAAACGGTGGGCATCTTCTGTCCGAGCACGACGACGGTCATCGCGTATGACCCCGCCAAGCCCGGCACCATCGAAGGCGTCATCAATCACGCGGGCGGTCCTGGCGTGTTGCAGAGCGTCGCCCAGCCGGCGTCCATCGCGGCCGGTGCGTATCTGCTCAAGCCGGACTCCACGCGCGTGACCCAGAGCGGCAGCGGCAACGCGGCGGCTACCTCGACCAGCGGCGCAACGGCTGCCGGCGGCAACGCCACGGGTGGCAATGCTACGGGCGGCAACGGCGGAGCCGGTGGCTCGGCTGGCGGGCCTCCCGGGCTCGTGAACAACCCCGGTCACAGCAACTAACCTTCACCTTGGGGCCACGGACGGCCCCCGAGATTTATGAAGCACCTCATCCTCATCTGGCTCGCCTGCGTCGCCCTCGCCTGGACTGCCCTCAGCGCGCCCTTACCCGACTTCCGCGTGCTGCCCGACTACATGGTGGAGAACCATTGCAACCCCTTCAGCAAATCGGCTGTCGCGATGCTGAAGGCGAAGGGAATCCCCGCCGTGCGCATTACCTTTTTCTGGTCGCGTTTCGGCGTCGGCACCGGGTTCCACGCTGCGGTGCTTTTCAAGCAGGACGGCAAGTTCTACTACATGGATAATGCCCGCATGGGCGCGCGGCCGGTCGCCGGCACGACGGACCTCGGCTGCGTGCGCCACATTGACGGGACCCACGACACGTTTTTTCACATGACCGATGAACAAATGAAGCGGGTCGAGCCGCGCAAGCTGGAGGAGCTGTTCCGATGAGATATAAAAACGTGTCCGAGCTACGCGATGAAGGTGCCACCCTTTTGGGCGTTGTAGAAAAGGCTTTTCAGGTGCTTGAGATGTTTTCGGAAGACCGCGCCTTCGCCACTTATTGGGCGTCCCTCACGCCGGCAAAACGTGATGTCCGCTTCACGAATTTGGTGGACACCCTCCGGCTCCATGAATAACTCCCCCGACATGCGACAAGTAGTTTTCGACGCGGTAGTGGCCCGCTACACGCGCAAGCATCGTCCGCTGGACGAGGTGGCCTATGATGCGCACACTCTCGCCGAGGCGCAATTCGGGACACGCCGGTTGGGCCTGTTGCGCGAGGGCAAAATCTCCATCGAGCACTATCTCATTCCCCTAACGAACGAGCAGCTGCTCGACGTTTTCCAATCCCAATGCTGTCAGGACTACCGATGAATCCCAAAGTCGAAAAAGCAATCAAAATGTCCCGCGCCTACTACAAGCTGCCGGACAACGGTGCCGGCGGTTCGCTGCACATCGTCCTGGATGATGGGAACCTGGAGACGGGCCACGTCTTGTGGTGTAAAAACTACGCCAAGGAGCAGGGCGACCCGGAGGGCGTGGCGTTGGCGGAGTTTCTCCTCACCCTCACCGAGGACGAGCGCGACGAAGTTTACCAAGCCCTTTACCCCCTTTACCCATGAAATATCCCCCACTCACCCTCGACCAGTTCATCGACATCCTGCTGGACTTCCAGCGCCGCGGCGGGGGCGACCTGCCCGTCAGCTTCAACGCCGACGAGCGCTACGCGGTGGACCGCGTAATCGTCCACGCAAATCCTGAAGGCTGGCCTTACGTGGAAATCTACGGCGACAAGCCGTTCGATGACGGCCGGCCGCGACCGGTGCCCACGCCCGCGGAGGAAAAACTGCTTGGGGAAATCTCTCATACCCTGACGAAGAATTCCCCGTTCCTGGACATCCTCACGAGCGGTAGGTTCCCCGAGAAGGCCGGCGAGGAGAAGCGGGAGGGCACATGTTAATTTTAGCTGCCGCCATCATGGCCGTCGCGATAGTTCAGGTCGTTCAGAACGCGCGCTTGCAGCGGCAAATCGACCGGCTCACGCGCCAGTCGTGGGACTACCCGACCTATGACTATACTTCCGGACGGCTTACCGCTTTATGGGCCGAGTCGAATCGCCATCGCGAGCGGCTGGAAAAGCTGGAAGCCAAGCGAAAACGCCAATGAAACTTTTCTGGTCCTGGCACAAATACTACAGCGGCACCCGCTGGTTCCGCCTGGAGTTTTGCCCGGCTCGCCGCCGTTGGTCGTTCCAGGTCTGGAGACTTTTCATCTCGCTATGGCTGCGTCCGCTATGAACCCGACCTACGAGAAAAACACGACCGGCTGGACGTGGTGGTGCCGCACGCACCGTCGCGAAGCCACCCACCTGTTGAAACGCGAGGGCTGCTCGCCTGTCGCCACCTGTGACCCCGCCCTGGGCGGAATCCTATTACCCTGTGACTGCGTCTGTAAAAACTGGCTCCTCGTCGTCGAAGCTAAGACTCCACCTGCTGGGTCTTCCTAACGCGCCCGTCAGCGAAGACTTTTCGCTCGACGGGTTCGCCGTGGCCGGCCATCGCTTCTGTCGGATGATGCGAGACCTTGGGCACACGGTCTTCCTCTATGGGGCCGAGGGCAGCACGGCGCCCTGCACGGAGTTCATCAACATCATGTCCGACGCCGACCGCCGCCGGCTGCTGGCTGGCCGACCCTATCAGGCCGCGCCAGTGGATGGGAAGACGGCGCTCTACCAGCAATCCAATCCTTGGATGATTTCAGAAATCACGAAGCGCAAGCAGAAGCGGGACTTCCTGATGACAATCGGAGGTTACTCGCAAAAGCCGGTCTTTGATGCACACCCCGACCTGATGGGCGTGGAATACTCCATCGGTTACGAGGGCAACTTCGCCCCGTTCCGGGTATTCGAGAGCCACGCATGGCGGCACTTCTGCATGGGCGCTCAGCGCGTGCCGACCGGGCGTTTCTTCGACACGGTCATCCCTACGTTTTTCGACCCCGACCAGTTCCCGTTCAACGAGCCGGAGGACTACTTTCTGTATGTCGGGCGCCTGACCTTCGAAAAGGGGGTCCGAGTGGCGTGTGACGCGGCGACCGCCGCCGGGGTAAAGCTGAAAATCATCGGCCATGGCGGCGACCTGCGGAGCATTGTCGGGGGTCACGAATACCTGGGAGCACCGGATTGGAAGACCCGGAACGAGCTTATGTCCCGCGCCCGGGCGGTCTTTTGCCCGTCACTTTACTGGGAGCCGTTCGGTTGCGCGGCCGTGGAAGCCCAGCTGTGCGGCACTCCGGTCATCTCAACCGACTGGGGCGGCTATGTGGAAACCGTGGAGCACGGGGTGACCGGCTTCCGATGCCATTACTTGGGAGACTTCGTAGAGGCTTGCCGGCGGGTGGATGAACTGGACCGCTGGAATGTGCGCTGCCGAGCGGTCCGGAAATACTCCATGCACGTCATCCGGCACGAATACCAACGGTATTTTGACCGGCTGTCCCTCCTCTGGGAACGCGGCTGGGAGATGGTTACACCACCGACTTGCTAATCGCGTTCAGAACGCGTCCCCGGCCGGGCATAGCACCCGACGTCGGGCTTCCCGGCATCAAATTTGCTACCCGGGCGCTCAGGAGGCGTTTCTGGGCACCGGCCGGCGCCGGGGCACCGATAGGCACCGGAGCGCTGGCGACCTCGCCACCGGGCGCTGGGGCTGCGGGCGCCCCCTCCCCGGCGGCTTCCGCGGGAACGGCGTCCTTGCGGGCGCTCTCGAAACTCTTGGTCAGCTGGTCGAACGGGACGGCCACGGAATCGAGCTGGCCGGCCTTGTCGGCCTGCATAACCTCGTCCGGCTTAACGATTAACCCATTGAAAAGCACGAAGTTACCGGGCAGCGATTCGGACTCGAACGCGGCGAAGCCGGCCTTCTTCAGGTCCTCGGCATGCTTGGTAAGTGTCTTGATTTCAGGGATTTTCGACTTGAGCGGCGCGTAAGTGGCCGGGGGCGACCCATTCAAAAGCGCGGCCATGGCGGGAATCTTCAGGACCTCCTCGGGCAGCGAAGACTCGGCGGGCAGGTCTTCCTGCGCGCCCGCCGGGGCGGGGGCGGCGTCTGGGGCGACGGGCGCCGGCGCGGCGGCGTCGGCTACGGGCTGGACATCGGACGGTAAAACGGGCATGGCTTAGGTAGAAGTGGGGGGTTTCTCCGATTTGTCAACCCCGGAGTCGGGCGTCCGGTCCACCGGCTCGTGGTCCGGGACCATCAGGCGCTGGAACATGGACACGACGAGCTTCATCTCGTCGGGCGTGAGGTTAAAGTCGTCAACGGAAATTTCTTTCATGGCACCTACAGCTTACTGCGACTCGACGATTTTTGCAACCTTGGACTTGACCTTTTTCGGGGGCTTGGGCGGCGTGAACTCCAGCTTGCCCTCGGGGGTCTTCGTCGTGTGTTCCAAGAGCCCTTGGTAGGTGGCCCCGTGCTGCGCACCCGCGCGTGCCCAGCCGTTTTCCTCCCAGAGCCGTTGCTCGTTCACCCAGAGGATTGCCTGGAGCGCGTCGGGCTTGATGCCGATTCGGTCCGCGGCTTCCTGGAAGGCCTTTTCGCCGGCGAAGTATTCGGGGTTCGAGATGCCCGTCTCGGCTTGGTGGATGATTCGCCAGGGCTGGCCCTCGGAGCTGAGGCGTGTCATCGTCCGCATCGCCCACTTATCCACGATTCCCTTGAACCATAGACCAATCAGGTTGCCCGTGAACGACGGCGTCTTGGGACCCTCAACGGATTCCATCCACGTTCCGTCCAGCACCTTCATCACCGCGCGCGAGTTCATCCCGTATTTCGCGCCGTTCGCTTTTTTCGGCACGAGGTCGTGCTTGTCGGCCCACCAATACAGGAAGTCGCTGAGCTGTCCCGATTTCACGGCTGACGCACTCGCTTCCTTTTGGAAGTCCGCCATCGCTTCCGGGTCCTTGGCGGCAAACTTCGCTTTGCCCTCGCGATACTTCGCGACCATGTCATCATAGGCGCCGGACTTGATTTGATTGAACGCGGCGACCGCGTCGGAAAAGTTCGGGGCCACCTTCTGCTGCGGGGACGTCGCCCCGAGCAGCTCGCCGAAAAGTTTGATGTCCTCGGGCGTCTTCAGCACCTCGCGCAGCTTGGTTCGGCACAGCTCATACCACTGCTCTGCGCCCTTCAGCTCGGGGCGGTCCTTGATGGAGTTGTATTCCTCTTCCATCTTTTTCGACAGGTCCGTCGTGAAGGCATCCACTGACCCGGATTTCTTCGCGAGCGGCGTGTTGAAAAGGTCCCATTCCTGTGCGGCGAACAGGGGCTCACCGTCCCACGCGGCGCGGACGTTGCCGGCCTTGTCCCGGCGCAGCTCGGGCGGGAGCACCTCGGGGAAGGACTTGGCTTTCGCCACCAAACTCTCGGCGTAGTCGTTGAAGCCGGGGGTGCCCTGCGGCGGGATGTTCTCAGGCAGGTAGCCCCCACGGCTGCGCGCGATTTGGATATTTGAGGGACCCTTCTTCGGAGCGGTCTCTTCCTTGGGCGTGTGAAACTGGCGCAAGTGGTCGAGCATCTCGCGCGCAACCTTGCGCGGGTCAGACATCTCGTGGAGCTGTTCCCCGATGGAATCGGCGACCTCTCCGTTCTCATCGAGCAGGGAGACGCGAATGGAGTCCACGTTCTCGGCGTGACGGTCAACCAAATTATTTATGGCTTTGCGCCGCGCACCATCAAACTTGTCGATGTTCGCTTCAATTACCATCTTGCCGCCATAGTTACGCACGCGGACGAAACCTGCGTTGAGTGCGGCAAGCCGGTCATCTTCAGTGGCGTCCTTGGTGAGTTCCGTTCCGAACTGTTTGTTCAACTTGTCCGCGTTTTCTCCGAGCCACGTCTGGTGATAGTTCGTGTCGAGGGGAACATATTTTCCGTTGGGCAAAACCCAGCCGGTTGCCTTGGCATCCACAGCCTTTTGTTCGGCCGGCGTGTTGTATTTCGAGTAGTCGGTTTCCTCGACCCGCTTCTTCGCTTCCGCCTCCGTCTCGCGCCCCTTCTTGGGCAGATATCCCCCGCGGTCTTCTTTGCTGATAAACGTTGGTTCCCGAGGCGGCAATACCCCCGCCTCACGCAAGTCCCCGGTGTGCAATTCCCCCGGTTCCAGCGGCTGAAAATCCTTCGGTAGTTGCTCTAGCTCCTTGGCGCGTTGAAACGACTCGTCGCGGGATAAAAACTCTCCTTCATTGGTGACGAACCCCGTTTTATAAGGAACATCCCAAATGGGGTCTGAATACCCACGAATCGCCGCGGCCCCCTCGTCATCGGCTCGGAGGATAGCCTCCCCGTGAAAACGCCCTTCAAAAATTTTTCCATCGCCGTCTTGCACCGCTGCGCTTTTAATCGCGCGCGGCTCGGAGGAAGGAAGAAATCCCGCGCGGCGCATGCCCGGTGCATAAACCGGTTCCGTGCTGATGATGTGCGCGCCTTCAGGCACGCCGGCCTTTTGCTGGGCTTCCTCGGCGCTCGCAGCGTGGACCGTCTGGCGGAGGGTCGTCTTGCCTTCGGCCCGGGGCTTCCAGACGACGTGCCACCGGTCGTCGATGGGCCGCACGTCGGCTTCGCCGGGCGTCAGCGGATTTTCCCCGCGAGCCAACGCTTCCGCTGCCTTCGCCACTTCGGCCGGGGACTTCAGCACGGCTTCACCATTGCCGCCGGTTGCCACCGATTGCTGCTCGGCAAGGTCGAAGACGGCTTCCTGACCATTTGCCTTCGCGAAGGCTATGGAGTTGTCGCGGTGTTCTTGGTCCACCAGCGCGTTGATGTCCACGCTGTATTGCTGCTTGCCTTCGGCGTCGGGCGTGGCCAGTCGAAAAACTCCGGCCTTGATGTTCTCGTTCTTGAGCGTCTCCTTGAAGGGCTCCAGGGCCTTGGCTACGCCGGCCGCGGTGAACTGGTCCGCAGGCAGATTGATGCTGGTCAGCGGGACAACGTCCAGCTTTGCGTCGGTCGGCGGCACGAAGACCGAGCCGTCTGCGTTGAAGGTCTCGCCGTCCTTTTCGCCGCTTCGGATGGGTTCGAGCGCCGTCTCGGAGAGGAACGCCCGCTTGCCAGCAAACTCCGCGGACTCCAGGCTCTTGTCGTAAACGAGCGGCTGCTTGAGCTGCTTGATTTTCGTCGCGTAGTCGGCGGCTCCGGCGCGGTCGTAAAAAGTTCCCTTCTTGGTCACGAAGCCGTCGGTCAGCTCGCCGCTGTCGTAAAGCCCCATGACCTTGTCCGCATCGGTGATGCCGCGCTCGGCCGCGATTTTGTCCATCGCTTCTCCGTGCCAGGACCCCGTGTAGATTTTCCCGTCCTTCGTGCGAATGGCCGCTTGCGCAATCGGGTCCACCTCGTCGGGCATTTCGTCCGGCGAGAGGAATTGCCGCATCGGATTTTTGTCCTGCTCGGGTGCTGCCGGCTTCTCTAAATCTGTCACGAACCGTTTTCCGGGACGTTCACGCGATAGCAGCCCAGACAGGCTATCGAAATTCGGCTCCTGGCCAACTTCCGAAACTGCCTTCACGATAGCTTCGGTCCTATCCAGCTTGGCGACTACGTCACCGATGTCTTTGGAGTAGGCCGCGAATGAATCACTCGAATAATGCTCGGGACTTTCGTCTGAGAAAAGGGTGACAGTGCCGTTCAGCACGGGCTGCCGGTGCCGACGAGACTTGGATTCCTGTAGACTGACCTGAACCTTTCCGCCACGAATCGGAAACTCTTTTTCCCATCCCTTTTCGGTCTTCGTGAACCCCGCTTTTGTTAGGGGTTCCTCGGACAAAAACCCTGCCGCAAGCGCCGCCCCTTCAGCGAACGGCGGCTTCGCGTCGGGGTGCGACTTGCGCCAGCCGGACGTGCCAGACGCGGAGCCCTTGTCCGTCGCAGCCTCGATGGCTTCACGGAAAAATTGGGCCTTGGTCGCGTCCGCCGATGCCTTGTCCAGCGCATCGAAGTTCCCGGCGCGGACTTCGGCCATCGTCGCCTGCGCGGTCTTGGATGCAGCGTCCTGGGCAGCCATGAGCGTGTCCAGGTCGGCCCGGTCTTTCAACCCGAGGCCGAGGTCATACGCGGAGCGCGTGAGCGAGCCCTGCGGCCCGAAAAACTTCTGCCACTGTTCAGGCGTGGCATCCGTGACGTCTTTGACGGTTTCGCCCACGGGCTTTTCCGGCAGATAACCAGCGCGCGCGATGTCGGTCTGACCGCCCTTGCCTTGCAGCTCCGGCGCAGGTTCCGCCTTCACGATGTCCGCGGCGTTGAGGCGTTCCACAACCGTGTGGAGGTCGCCCACCGGCATGCCGGCGGCGCGGAGACGATTGCGCAGCGGGTTGGTCTCTTTGATTTCCACCGGACCGCGGCCCTGGGTCGCCTTCTCGGGGTAAATAGGAATGTTGGTGCCCGGCGCGATGCGCTCGGACACGTCTCCCTGCGCGGCGCGGATTTCCTGGGCCTTGATGTTGGCCGGGAGCTGGCCCTTGACCACACGAGCGGTCTGGGGCGGACCCACATCTTTGCCCTGAAGCAGATTGAGCCACTGCTCTTTCTCGGTGCCCAGCGGGACACCCTCGCCCTTTTCGGCCGGGATGGAGACGTTGACGCCTTCGGGGCGCACGAGTTTGCCGCCACCGCCGCGGAAGCCGCGGTCCTGGTTGTCCCAGTAGGTGCGCTGGTCGGCCAAAAGCTGGTTGAGCCCTGCCGCGGTCAGCGCGCCGTTCGCATCGGTCTCCCACGGGACAGTCTCGCCGGCAGCTTTTCCCCACTGCACGGCGCGGTCGATATTGGAGACGACCTTGTCCACGCTGCGGGCGATGACCTGGGGTTCGCCGGTCTTGGTCTGCTCCGCGCGCGTCAAAAACTTTTCCCCGGCATGGACCTCGCGTTGCTCGGGCGGCAAGCCGCGGCCTTCCTCGACCTCGGCCGCGCGCTCGGGCTCGGTCGGTTCGTAGGTGACCTTGGGCGCCCCAGCGTGTTCCATTTTGACCCCGATGCCTTGGTCCATGGCCTGCGCCACGGTGTTCACCGCCGCCTCGTTGTCTTTGCCCTTGGACCACGACGTGAGGATACCCGTGTTCGTGACCGCGGCACGTTTAGCAGAAGGAGCAGCCGGCGGAGTAGCTTCAGCCGGGGCCGGCGCGGGAGGGGACGCGGGCGGCGTGGCTTCGGCCGGTGCCGACGGCTGCTCAAAAAGTGGAAGTTCGCCCTGGGCGGTCGGTTCCGCGGCCGGCTTGACCGGGACCTCTACGGGCGCGGCGGGTGCCGGTGCGGGTTCGGCTGGCTGCACGGGCGGGGCGGCGGTGGCTTGCTGGGCGGCGCGTTGGTCGCGTTCGGCCAGGATTTCTCCCGTGGCGTTGGCCAGCGCTTTGCGCAGGCTATACGACGGCTTCAGGTTCAGCCCCGGCGTCTTGCGGCCGGCGGTCATGTCGAGCCCGAGCGCATTGCCCATGCTCACCGCGGCGTCCAGAAACTTTTGCCGGAAGGTGGTCTTCGCCTCAGGCAGCCCCAAGGATTCCATCGGGGTGTTGTAAAGCAGGTTCGCCCAGTTGTCCGCGATGAACTCGCTGCGGACTTCCTCGGGCGTGAACGGCCGGCCGAATTGCTGTTCGTAGTGCGCCTTGAGCGCATCGAGTTCCTCGGGCGTGTAGGCCTCGCGCACCGCATCGTGCAGGGCTTCCCGCGCCTCGGGCGCCATGACGGATTCCAGGACGTGGGAAAATTCGTGCGGCGCGTCCGCGGACGACTTCACCAGGGTCACGCTCTCCACGTTCCCCTTGTCGTCGGCCACGTTGATTTTCGACACGCCGCGAGAGCGGGCTTCCTGCGCGACGGCCGCTTGCTGCTCTGGTGTGAGCGGCTGGCCACCGTTGGCGCGGATGGTGTCCTGTTCGATGGCCTTCTGGTAAGACGCATCATCCACCAAGAAAAGTTTCTTGCCGAACGGGCGCAGCGTCTCGCGCAGGCTGTCCACCATGTTGCGCGCGTTCTCCGGCGTTGAGGCAGAGACGGCCTCGTGCGCGGCGTTCAGTCCGGGAAAACCTTCGTAGCCGGGCGAGGATGTTTTCTCCCAGTTGATTTGCCCGGGGTCGAAATAGCGTTTCGCGCCGGCCTCGGCGACTGCGCCCTTTACGCCGGTCACCGCGCCGTGAACGGCTCCGCCCACCGCGCCGACACCGAGCAGCCCGCCTTGGGGCTCGTCGGTGGCGAACGCGAGTGGAGCGGTTGTCGCTGCCCCTTCCAGGGCGCCTACCACGGGCGGTTTGACAAAAGCTGCCGCGGTCTTCGCCGCGTTGAGGACCTTGGCCCCGGTCGTGGACTCCAGGCCGAGGGAGAGCTGCCCCTTCGGCGCGGCCCCGGCGGCTTCGCCGACCTCGCGGATGAGCTGTCCGGTCTTGCTGATAACCGGTGCGGCCAAACGTGCGGCGACCAAGGCCTTGGTCGGCACACCGAACATGTGCAGGAACGCGCCCGTGCCGATGCCATGTGCAGAGCTGGGGAGCAGGTTCTTGATGCCCTGGCCGGTGGCCTCGATGCCTTGCCCAACAGCCTGGGCGGTCTTCGCGGCTGCCGTTCCGGCCGCGCGCCCGAGATAACTCAGGGCCGCGTCTGCGCCGGCTTGATTGGCTGCCGTGAAAAGGATGCGCCCGCCGGTAGAAACCGCTTTGAGCCCGACGCCCGTGCCGACGAGCGTGATGGGGTCCGTCAAGCTGAGGAGCTTGATGTTCTCCGGGTTGAGCTGCACGCCTTCGCTGACGAGATTTTTGACGCCCTCACCGCGGGAGAGTTCCTCGACCGTTTGCTTCCAGCCGAGGTCCTTGAAAAATTCGTTCTTGAGTTCCTCGTCCGAGATGGTCCGCCAGTCCTTTTTCCCACCCACGCCGAAGGCCGGGCCGACCAGCTTGCGCGCGCCCTGGCGCACCATGTCCTGGAGCGAGCCCACTGCGGTCTGCGTGCCGGCGGTGGCCTCCGCGATGGCGGCTTCCTTATTGTCTTCCGACATGTTCTCCCATTGCGCGCGCAGCGCGGGGTCGCCGCCCTCGCCGCGGAGGGTCATCGTGATAGTGTTAACCAGCTTACCGATGCCGCCGATTTCTCCGAGGTTCTCCAGCCGCGCCGGGATGGACTTCAGGATGTCCTTCAACAGCGGGACGGTGTCCTTCTTGACGGACTCCACGGTCTTATGGAGCGTGGCTCCCTGGGCCTGCTGCTCGCGATAAGTGTCGAGCGCCTTTTGATAGCGCTTCGGGTCCTTGAAAACGTCGGGATTCTGCGAGACGAAGTCGTGGATTTTGAAGTTCGGGTCCGCCGCCAAGTCCTGGGGTGTGCGTTCATCCAGGGCGTCGGCCTTGCGCTCCCCGGCAAAAGGGTCGTGGACCTGTTGCTCTCCGTGGAAGGGGTCAACCTGCTTCTCTCCGGCAAACGGGTCCGCCGGCTTGACGGCTTCTTTTTCCCCAGGCGCGAGCGGCGGCGGTTCGATGCCCTTCGCAGCGAAAGCCGCGCGCATCTTTGCGTGTTCCGCGGCCAGCGCTTCGGGCGTTAGAGCGCCCGGCTGTTCCGCTGGGGTGAGTGGGATGTCCTGGAAGGCCTGCCCCTCTTGAAGGTCCTGGACGATGGGCATAAATTAGCGGGCTTCGACTGGCAACACGGGGATGTCTGCTTCGGACGGGGCGGGCGCCGGCTCAGCGGCAGGGGCCGGAGCGGCAGGCAGGTTGCCCTTGTATTTTCGGTTCACGAATTTGCGACCGTCCGGCGACATGTAAAACTCTGCGTCGTCGGGGGCCTCGGCCGGCGAGTTGACGACCGGGATTTGCTTCACGAGCGACGCACCCGTGCCTGCGGCTGGCGCCGCAGCTGCCGCGGCGGGCGCGGCTGCTACTGGCGCAGCGGCGGGAGCGGCTGCCGGGGCTGCTGGAGTCGCCACGACGCGTTTGGTCACCGCATCGCGGTTCGGAAGCTGAACAAAGGTTTTCCCGTTGAGCACGTTCATCTCCTCGTCCGTGAGGACCTCGTCCAGGTCGTTTCCGATGTTCTGTTTCTCGGCGCGCTTCTGAATGAATTTGTAATGGTCGCGGGAATCCTCGGACACCGCTTGGTTGTATTGCTGAAAAGCCTGCGCCATCTGGCGACGGTCGTTCTCCGTGAGGATTGCCCCGGCGGGAAGCTGGTCCCGGTTCGGCAGCGTCATAAAGTTGTCCAGCTTTTTCTTGAGCTGTTCGGCGAACGGCGTTTGCTTCTGCACGAAGTCAATCATCGATGGACGAATGACGGCCGAAGGATTCGCGGCCTTCAAAAAGGAATCGATGAGCAGGCCATCCTCGGCGTTTGACGGCGTGGGATTCGACAGCACGTTGCGCGCGACGCGGAGCGCACCGAGAGCAGTATCAAGCCCGCGCTCGTGATTCTTCTTGTCCTTCTGCTGGACCAGCTCATCAATCGCTTTGGGCGCATTCGGCGCGGCGGATTCCACCGTGCGGGTGGGTCCTACGGGGGTGCCCTCTTTGGTAATCATCTGGCCCATGACGGTCTTCTGGCCCGAAGGCAAAACGGTCGTCGTGGTATGTTCCGAGGCCGAGAGCGCCATCTGGCGGTCGTGCTCGCGCTTTTCCTTGGACTGGGTGGCGAGCAAAATGTTCTTGAGCGCGGCGGGGCGGTCAACCGTGCCGTCCGGCTTCGTGGGCAGCTCATAGCCCTCGTGCGCGGCGACGGCCGCGTGGACCTTCGCCACCTCTTCGTTGGAGCCGCCGCTGAGCAAGTTCGTGTAGTCCTGGCGGGCCTTCAGCGCGGCGTTGCGTTGCAGAGCGGGGGACAGCTTGCGCTCGTCCAACATTTTCTGGGCTTGCAGCTCGTGAATCAGGTCTTCGGCATTCCACGAGTTGAGCAACTGATGCGTGGGCATCTTATCATACTTCGACCGCGCTGCCTTGTAATAGGCCTGATACTCGGGGTCGTTTTTGTCCACATGCAGCGTCGGCATAAAATTAGAATCCGGCTTCGGCCGGGAGTTCGGGAGCCGCGGGCAACGGATTGCCGTATGGCGATTCTCCGAGCGGTGCGCCAGCGCTGTCCCGCGGCAGGGACTGTTCCTCGGGCGCGTAGTTGTCGAACAGCCCGCGCTCGCGCGAGGAATCCGTCATGGCCTGTCGGTCGGCGAGGTCCTTCTTCTGGGTCTGTTGCTTGTCCGCCGCAGCGGTCTGCGTGCCCCCGCCCGCCTGCGCGAGATGCATGTTGTTAATCGCCTGCGTCAGCGACATCGCGGCGAAAGTCTTCGCGTCGGAGTTGACCGGAACGATTGGAATGTCGAGGGCAGCCATATTACGCGGTCGCAGTTTTCATCTGTTTGATTTCGCGGACCAGCGCCTTCACACTGGCGAGCGCCACACCAATCGCGTCCACGATGGGAATCGTTTTCGCGTCGCCGGTGCCGCTGCCGAAAAGAATGTCCCAGTCCTGAGCCATGGGTCCGGTGTGCCGGCCCGCCGGCACCCCCTCGATGTCCTTCTTGTATTCCCAGTTCGAGACCGGGAGCCGGGACACCTTGTCGAGAATTTTCTCGTCGTCCACTTCGTGGATGTTTTCCTTGGCGTTTTTGTCGGAGAGCATCGACATGATGCCGCCCATGGCGCCCTGGGACGCTTGGCTTCCGCCACCGCCGCCCGTGCCGCCTGCGCCGCCGTAGGCACCCGAGGCGGTGCCGCCCCAGTTGCCGACCGACTGGTTCAGGGCCGTGTCGCGGATGCGCGCGAATTCGAGCGCCTTCCACGAGTTCAGGTTGGCCTTCTGCATCGCGATGTCGCGCTGCGCCGTGCGGCCGGAGAGGTCGAGGTTCAACGTCTCGCGACCGGTGAGGCCCGTGCCCGTCCCGGCTTCGGTCGAGTTGGCCAACTGGAAAATGCCCGCGGCCCGGCCGAGGTTGGACTGCTCCGAGGATTGAATCGTCGGGAAAATCGAGCCGAGAATCTTCGCCCGGGACTCGGTCATCGCCTGCGCGGTGCCGGCCAGCTGAGACGCCTCCAGGTTGCGGGCCTGCCGCAGCTTTTCGCCCGCGCTGCCGAGCACGTTCGAAACTACGCCGCCCACGGACCGCTCACCCGGCTTGATGCCCGCTTGCGCGGACGCTCCCACACCGGCGCGGACCAGCTCGGCCTGATACTCCGGCGGCAGACTACCGCCCAGCTGGAGAAGGTCGTTCGCTTTCTGGATGACGGTGTCCTTGAGTTTCTTCAACTCCGGATTTTGGTCGATGTTCTCGCTGAAAAGCTGCTTAGCGACCCGCGTGGATTCGAGCGAGGAGGCCGGCGTCTGGGCCTGCGCGAGGAGGTCCTTGCGCGCCTGCTGCCCGGCCGCATACATCTCCGGCTCGTATTGCTTCTGTAGCGCGACGCGGCGGTCCAGGTAGCCCTTGTCGTATTGCTGGACAAGGTTGGTGATGCGCTCGATGTTGTAGTCCTGCGACAGCGCGTCGCGCTGGGCATTGAGGCCATTACGCTGTGCCGCGTAAGCCTCGTTCATCGCCTTTTCGTCGGTGAAGCGCTCGGCGATGGACGCCGCCGTTCCTAGAATTGAACCCATAAATTAAAGTCGTTTCCGAAAACCCAGCTCGGCCAGTTCGTAGCCGCGCTTCTCAAAAATTGCCTTCCCGCCATCTTCGTCCACCGTGAACATGTGCCCGTGGACGATACTCGTGCAGCCCCGCAACCGGGCGTCTTCCTCTGCCCAATTCAGCAAGGCACGCCCCACGCCGCGCCCGCGGGCCTCGGGAACCACATAGAGAAAAGTCATCGTGGCCGTCCGCTCGCCGTTGAAGGTGTCCGGACAAAAATTCAGGCCCACGAGCCCTTCCGGCCCCGCGGCACTGATAAACCAATTCGCAGCCGCTATCGTCCCGCAGTTCTGCGAGATGAGCGAGGACCAGAGGCGGGACAGCGTTCGCATGTCCAGCTGACCGGGGTATTTCACCTCGTCGAAATAGCGCTGGAACAGCGGGCGGAGCAGGTAGAGCCCTTCCGGGATTACCTTCACCAAAGTCGTCACTTTTTCAGTTGCGGTCATCTACTATTAAGTGTTCCGAATCAGTCCTTTGTCAAGTGCCAAAGGAACACCGTCGGCTGGATGGTATTGTGACCGACAGCCGCCGCGGTGTAGCCCGGGGCCTTTTCCAAGGTGAACTGGCGGCTGGTCATCAGCTGCGTGCCCGTCGGGCCGAGGGTCACCCCCGTCTGGCTGCCGTTCGGGGACGAGTGCCCCGTGCGGGCGGTCTGGCTGTTCGGCGGCGTTGGCACCGGGATGCCGGCGCTCTGAATTTCCGTGTCCGCGTCTTCCACCCGGAAGAAAACGATGTTGGCCTGCGTGCTGTTCAGGAGCGACGCGTGCCCAATCATGTGCGAGTGCTGCTCGATTTCGAGCGAGGACAACACATGATTCTCTTCGCCGAACGTGTCGCCGGCCCCGCGCTGGGTGATTCCCGAGGGGGTCGATACCGCGCTCTCCGGGGAGGTCCCCGCATCCTTGGCTGCCTGGGCGATGGTCCGGCCGCGCTTGGACTCGTCGTTGTCGTAGAGCAGCGACCAGCCCGGGTTGCGGGTGAGGACAACCGTCAGCACGTCGCCGGTGACGGCCTTGACGTCGCCCGGGGACCCTGAGACGGTGCGCCACGCATTCCGTTCCCAATGAATCAGGCAGTTGATGTCCGTGTCGAAATACGTTTCGAGTTCAATGGGGTCCGACGGCCGGTTGGCCGTGGTGCCGTTGTTCGGGATGCTGGGGG